TTCCTGTCCACCGACGTTCCCAACGGCATGAAGCACTTCGTCCGTGCGCCGCTGGTTACTGCGATGGATGGTGACTTCGATACGGGTAATGCTCGGTATAAGGCGCGTGAAAGGTACTCCTTTGGCGTGTCGGATCCTCTGGGCATCTTTGGCTCCCCTGGCTCAACCTAAAGCCTAAAGGCAAGGCGCTTCGGTGCCTTGCCATCACTCCTTACAGGTGATAAAAAGCAAAGCCCAGGCAGCGTTCGAGCGCGGCCTGGGCTTCTTACCAAAGAGCTTTAGGAGAAGTTCAGTGGCTGATTCCAAACTATGCTGTATCGAAGGATGTTGCAACCCCGCCTGCAAACGCAGTTATTGCAATGCCCATTACATTAGGTTTCGCCGCCATGGTGATCCGCTAGCTACAAAGCGCAGAGTTAACCCAAACAACTGCCAAAAGAAAGAATGTCCAGCCGCAAAGAAAATCTTTGCTCATATTCATTACATTCAAAACTCAAATTACTACAAAGAAAAAGCAGAGAGTTGGCGCAAAAACAATCCAGAAATTTATGCGGAAAGAAATAAAAACTACTTCTCGCGCGAAGACGTTAAACAAAAAATGCGAGAAACAACAAAGCGGTGGGTTGCCGCAAATCCAGAACGCAAGCGCCAGATGGACCTTGAGTTTGCAGAAAAAAACAAAGCACTCGTCACAAGCTATAAGGCCAAGCGCCGCGCAACTCTAAGGCAGGCCATGCCGTCCTGGCTAACTCAGGACCAAATCCTACAAATCCGCGCAATCTACGCTGAAGCAAAGCGCCTATCAGACGAAACCGGCATACCTCATGATGTCGATCATATCGTGCCGTTGGCGGGTAAGATCGTCTCGGGCCTGCACGTTCCTTGGAACTTAAGGGCAATCCCGAAGATTGAGAATAATAGGCGTCCGAGAATCTATCAGATTGACTAGGTCGTTTTTGTGTGCATATGACAAGGGGAGGGGTGATTCCCCTTTTTTTATGCCCAAGTCAATCAGTTGCAATCGCAAAGGAGAGAGGCGATGGCACAGAAAGCATACGCCTGGAAAGACGTGGAGAGTTTATATAATGCTGTAGTTATATGCGGCAGCGTTGCCCAAGCCGCTAAGGGTTTTAATCCTCAAATCCCAGGACCAACTGCCACTAATATGTATTCTGCCGCGATACATCGGTTTGGCAAGCCAGATGTCCGCAGAAAAAATATGCTGGAAGCGGTTCCTTATGATCCTGAAGCTCCACCAGAATGCGCTCTAACGGAGCGAGTGACGCATCTCAACGCCACGGTTATAGCGTTTGGAGACTGCCACTGGACCGATATCAATCAGCCCCGGAGCCTAGCCCACGAAGCTCTGTTGATGGCAATCCCCATAGTTAAGCCAGACATCTTGCTATGCACCGGAGATGCGCTGGACATGGGCGAGCCTAGTCGGCATGATCCGCTGGGCTGGAACAGAAGAATTAGAGTCAAAGACGAACTAAACGCGGCAAAGAAGCATCTCGATGATATTATGGGATTAGCCCCGCGCGCGTTACGTCTATGGATTCGCGGCAATCATGATGACCGCTTCGACAAGTATTTGGCCTTGAATGCAGCAATGTTTGAGGGCGTAGATGGTTTTGATTTTGCTGATCAGTTCTCGGATTGGAGAATGTGCCATCGCTTGGACATCAATGATTCAGTTGCAATGCACCGCTACCATGGCGGCATTCATGCTGGCTGGAACAATGCTGTAAAAGCCGGCGTTTCCTTTATTTCTGGAGACACGCATTCTCTTGAAGTTAAGCCGATGGTGGACATGCGTGGCAGGAGATATGGCGTTCAAACAGGCATGCTGGGTGATCCTGCTTGGCCCTGCTTTGCCTACACTCAAGGAAATACCCGCCTTTGGACGCCGGGCTTTGCCGTGCTAACGTGGCGTAACGGCGTGTTAATGCCGCCCGAATTGTGTGAGGTCGTTAACGGCGTCGCATGGTTCAGGGGCAAAGAGATTGCCGGTAAGCCCAGAATCCGCATTCAAGCAGGAAGGTCTTGATGAAAAACCATAAGCCCGAGAAGATCAACCCAGATGATTGCCGCATGGCTTCAGCAGCAAGGGACGCCCTTGATGATGTGCTGTCTCGTGATCCGGTCTGCGTTTTGATTATGTACGAAACCAATGGGCAGTTTGGTTACGCTAGTGTGCCCGCCTCTGCGGCTGTGGTGCATGGTTTGTATATGCACCTTGGCAATATGATCATTCCTGAAATGAGCGAAGGATAACTTGAAGATTTTACTTGCCCATCCATCTGGACGGTAGGTATGGTGAATTACCGGGATAGACCGGCTCTATTGACTGCCCCGGCAGATCGGCACAAACAATAGAGCCTTATTGTGCAGGAATTATTCCAATGGCTTTTTCAAGCTTCTCTGGTCCGCTGCGTGCGGGCACCGTGCGCGAAGGCGCTAATCGCAACACTGGTCTGGTTGTTCTGGGGCAATCTTACAACACCGGCGATTTGACGGGCCGTGTTGTTGGCACCGTCAACACATCGGCGTTTATCATCCCGCGGGGTTCGCAGATCGTTGACATCACTGTCGATCAGGTTGTTGCCTCGACCGCTGGCACGACCACGGTTTCGGTCGGCACGTCTTCGGGTGGCGCTGAACTGATGGCAGCCGTTGCCACCACTGCTGGTGGTCGTTTCCGGGGCACCGCTACCGCCACCACCCAGGCTGCATGGCAGACCTCCACGACCGCCGATACCACGATCTACATCAAAAACGTGACGGCCACCGCCACTCTAACTGCTGGTCAGTTCATTGTGACCGTGACCTACATTCAGCGTTCGCCTGCTGGCGCTCAGAATCCCCTCAGCGCCTAATAGCCAGGAGCTAGTAAGATGATGCAGACAGATGTCAAATCTACGCATCTAAACGCTTCTGGTGTTGTGTATCCCGCTCGGGGACGCATCAAGGGCTTTGTGATGTGCGCCAATGCCAGCACCGCTGGCACGTTGTTGTTGAAGGATGGTGGGTCTGGCGGGACTATAGTTCTTGAGGTGGACATTCCCTCCAACTCAAATCCAAACTCCTTTTACGCCCTCGTTCCTGGCGAAGGCATTTTGTGTGCCTCTGCCATCTACGCCACCATGACTGGTCTTGCCAGCGTGACGGTGTTCTATGGCTAAGACCCCGGCATGGCAGCGTAAGGAAGGCAAGTCCGAAAAGGGCGGGCTGAACGCAAAAGGCCGGGCATCTTATAACCGCGACAACCCAGGGAAACCTGGGTTGAAAGCGCCTCAGCCCGAAGGCGGTTCTCGCAAGGATAGCTTCTGTGCCAGGATGACTGGTTTAAAAAAGAAGCTAACCTCAGAAAAAACGGCTAATGATCCAAACAGCAGAGTCAACAAATCTCTGCGTGCATGGCGGTGCTGACATGATAGAGAACTCAGAATCAACTAAAAGTATAGTTGATGCTTTATCGTTTGGAACGGTGGTTGGGACGGTGGCTGGCGTGCTTCCAAACATCGCGGCCATCTTCACCATCGTGTGGACGGTAATCCGCATCTACGAAACCGACACGTTCCGTAAGATATTCAAGATTCCATTGGTTGCCTCAAAGCGGCCCGACGATGGGAAGGATGAAGACTAATGGAGCAGCTTCTTAACCTTGTCCGCACAGTCGCTCCCACGCTCGCTACAGCGGTTGGTGGGCCTTTGGCTGGCATCGCTACCAGGGCAATCTCAGAAGCCCTCCTGGGCAAGCCTGACGCCACGCAGGACGAGCTAATGGCAGCAATGCCTAACGCCACTCCAGACCAGCTTCTTGCCCTCAAGAAAGCTGAGCAAGACTTTAGCGTTCGCATGCGTGAACTTGATATTGATCTGGACCGCCTCGGCAATGAAGATCGTAATTCTGCCCGCAGCCGGGAAATCCAAACCAAAGATTGGACGCCAAAGCTTCTTGCGGGCGGCATCACCGTTGGCTACTTCGGCGTTCTTTTCTACATGCTGAGGTATGGCCTTCCCGCAAGCGGAGGCTCTGAAGCTATGCTTGTTATGCTTGGCGCATTGGGAACTGCCTGGGGTGGTGTCGTTACTTACTACTTCGGTTCTTCCGCTGGTGATGCCAAGAAAGACCATGCAATCGGCAGGATGATGCAGCGGTGAAAGACAACTTCAAAGCCTGCCTAGACTTTGTGCTGAAGCACGAGGGCGGCTGGTCTGATGACCCGCACGATCCTGGCGGCGCTACTATGAAGGGCGTCACCCTCTTGACGTACAAGGCGTACATGATGCGCTCTGTTACCAAGGATGAGCTTCGCAATATTTCAGACGAACAACTGAATGACTTGTATAAAACGCGCTACTGGGATAATGCGAAATGCGATGATCTTGACGTTGGTGTCGATATGGTAGTGTTTGATATGGCCGTTAATGCTGGCGTTGGACGCTCATCCAGAATGCTTCAGCGTTGTGTTGGGGCAACCCCTGATGGCGCTATCGGCTCTAAGACTATTGCCCTGACCAAAGGCATTATGCCGCGTGATCTTGTTATTCGTTTCTCTACCGAGAGGCGCAACTTCTACAAGACGCTCGAAACATTTGATCGTTTTGGTAGAGGTTGGCTACGCCGTACTGATGAATGCGAAGCTAAAGCCCTCGATATGATTGGAGATAAGTGATGGATATGAAGAAACCCCGTGGCATGAAGATGCCTCCCGCGATGCCC